GCCAACATTTTTTACGCGATCATAATGGAATGCCAACGCCATATCAGATCAAAAAAGATACTAACAACGGACTGTATAACTTACCTAATTACCCATTTTTTAGTTTAAAAAAACCAAAATCAAATTTAGCCGCGATCGGCTTTGGTGACACTATATTTAAACAAGACTTTCTAAAAACAAAAAAAAAGGATCTTAAAATAAAACAACAGCAAAAAATGCATAACTATCAAAAAAATACTACAAATAGCACTTTTAAAATGCAAAGTATGGAATCTGTTTTAAATAAAATGAATTTGTATAGAAAAAAAGATCTAACAACTGATTTTATTGAAGATCCAAGCACTCAAAATTCAATCATATCTGAAATACAACAATATAGATCTGTCTTGAGAAAACACAAAACCCAGTTTAATCAGAAAAAACCAAGCCCAAACCAAGCAAACTTTCAAACTGAAAAGAGCAATGCAAGATCCATGCCATTTAAAAAGAAAACCCCATACAATCAACAAAAAAGGCCACTCATGAATAACGATCAACACAATAATTACTGGACGCAACAGAAAAATAACTCTAAGCAATGCGATTTTTACAACACAAATAGACAAAAAGAAACGCCAGCATTTAAACCCTCAAAAAACTATAAACCCTCAAAAAAAGGCCTGGAGATATTAGCTGATATGAAAAAAAAGCTAGGCTTGAAAGATTAAAGCTTAAACAAGCTTAAACAAGCTTAAACAGGTTAAAAATTTAAAACATAGGCAACTATTTAGAAATCTATTTAACACCGTTTAAACCGCTCTTTTCTTTTGATTTTAAGTATAGCTACCCGGGATTTTTGTATTAAAACTGGCAATTTTTGGCTTTTGTGCTTATTGTTACTTTGTGAACAAAATTAGTGTAAAAAATAAGCTAAAATGACAAGTAAAAGAGGGGTTTTTATGGAAATGATGGACGTGAAGTTAACAAATTTTTTAAGAACGCATAAAGCCAGATTTGGCAATCGGGGTAATTTGCCGTTGCAATTGAAAAGACGCTGCGTGCGCTTGCAAATTAAAAACGATCCAAAAATTAAAGAATTGATAAAGATGAAAAAATATTTTTTAGGTAATTTTATTTGTGATTGCACGCGCTTAATGAAAAATCATGATCCGCTGTGTATTTGCCAAGAAATATGCAGTATTGATTTTGATAAAAACGGCTTGTTTAAAAGAAAAATAGCAAAAAGTGAGCAAAGCAAATGCCGATAAAATTTCATAGTGAGATCGAACAATACAACCTGAAAATACAAAAAGGCAGGCTTGTTGTTGCGCACTATCGAGACGCTACTTTAAAACAAACAATATTGCCTGGCATGAAATTTGCACTGGCTGATTTTTTGCAACTAAATAGAGCAAACTTAAAAAAAAAGAGTGGCTATGGCGGCCAAGGCTCAAAAAGACGCTTTCATATACAAGGCTTTTGTGTGATAACAAAAATCAAAACCGATCCAGAGATCCAGCGATTAATTAGCCAAAAAAAGTATTGTTTAACTCAATTTTTAGCTGATCGCTTGTTGTTCCTGTATCAATTCAAAAAAGAAAAATGCAACTGGGAAACTCTACAAAAATCACGAAAAAGCAAACTGCCATTTTTTGCGCATAGACACCTTAACCCCCCCAAAAAATTTAATTAAAAAGGTTTTCTCGGTGTTCTCTGTGTTCTCTGTGTTCTCGGTGGTAAAACTTGTTTTAAAAGTTCAAGCGGTGCTAACTAACCCTTTGATATTTTCTAGCCCTTGTTTGTTTGTGTTGTTGGTTTCTGCGCGTGTTGCCAGTGCCAGCGCGTGCAATACTGGATCGTTTCTTGCATTAGTTAGTGGCCTGTTTTTAGCGCCTTTGGCGTTCGCTATGTCGCTATATGTGCGCATGTATAGCGATTTAGCAAAATGGGGCGTGGATCGTTTTACTTCATAGCCGCATCTTTGCTGCGTTGTTCTATCAAAAAGAGTTTTTGCGCCAATATTATTTTGAAAATTAAAATAGGACTGACTAGCTGCCGGGCTATGTTGATTAACTTCGCATAGCTCGATAAATTCAAATACGCTCGGTAAATGTCGCTCATTAATTAACAGATCAGCAGATCCCCCAGCTTTTTTTTCGGTCGCTTGCTGCTGTGATTTGTTGAAAATAATCATGCGCAAGCCGTTTTTTATATCTATTTTTTGCCCGGTTTTGTTTTGATGATCAATGAAAACATCAGCCCAGATCAAGCGCTGATCATGCCTTTTTTTTGAATCGAAAGGGGATTTTATAGGGTATGTTTCGGCCAGTTTTTTAAATAATAGGCCAACAAAATAAAGCATATTTACGCGCTTTTGTGCTGTTTCTAGCTTCTGCGCGTGTTCATATTTTTGTTGGATGCGCATTTTTTGTAACCTATTTTTTAACAAATATAGGTTATATTACATCTTTTTTATTTTTTTTAAAGGTTTTTTTAGGCGCTTAATAGTTAAAATATCATCAATAGCCGCTATTGAATAATTTTAGGCGCGGCCCGTAGTCTTGCGTTGCTGATACCTGCGCATTGCGGCTGCCGTGTACGTTTATATCAAAAGTCTCCTTTTTTTCAGTAAATGATCGAGATATGCGCTCCTGCGGCGTTACCATAGCCGCTGCGGTATTGTTTATATTTGCGTTAATTTCTGCGTCATCATTGCCCCAACTAAAAGTTGATTTTACTGCATCAATACCGCTTGATATTTTGCCGATAGTGCTATCATATATTGAAACAATACCATCAAATAATTTCTCAAAATACGCGGTTATACTATCCCAATTGTTATAGATTAATGATACTGGATTAAATTTAAAAAATAGATCTGTTACTGTTTCAACAAAGCTATCAAAAAACACGCCAGCTTTATGAAATAGTTTTTCATAATAAGCAACTACCCCGTCCCATTCTTTGTAAATAAAATAAACAAGGCCGCCAAGTAAAGCGGCAGCGGCTACTATTGCTAGAACTAAAATTGTGATCGGGTTAAGACTCATTACTAAATTAAGTGCGGTCATTACTATGATCATAGTTTTGAGTGCTAACATTAAGCCGATAAAAACAGCGGTTAATTTTAAAATAATAGGGATATAGGGCGCGTATTTTTGCAGAGTATCAATAAAAGACTTCGCATATTTTGTTATATTTTCGCCTAAAAGTTCCCTATTTTTTATCGCCCATTGCCTTATTGCGTCTGCTATTTTAGTTAAAATTGGGATCAATGGCGCTGCTACGTTAACCATAAAATTTCTTATAGTTTTGCTAAGTCTATTACGCATATCGTTATATGTTTCTGCTGCGTTTGCTTGTTTTTGCGTGACGATCCCATTTTCGATAGCTTGCTTATTTAAAATTTTAAGCTCGCTTGCGCTGTTATGTGAGATTTGAATAAAATTCATACCTTTTTTACTATATGCCGCACTTGCCAACGCTGCTTGTAACATCGGATTTTTTTGCTTGCGAATAGCAATAGTCATAAGCTCAAAAGCTTTAGTGATTGACTTAGTATTTTTTAATTGCTTTAAAAGCTCGGGATGGGCTTTTTTCAGACGACTTATAAGTGCGCCTGTTGATCCTGCTTGCAATTCTCCAAGTCGTTTTGCAAATGTGCCAAGGCCTTTATCAATTTCTTTTGTATCAAGCCCTGATTGCTCGCCAATAAAGCGAATTTTTTGCAATTCTTGGATCGGTATTTGCAAGCGCCGCGCGGTTTTTGACAGTTTATCAATTGAATCGCTTATTTTATTTATACCCAGCAATAAGCCGCCAATAGCTGCCCCGGCAACTCCTGCGCCCCGGGCAATACCAGATCCAAATTTTGACATACCGCGATTTAAGCGTTTTACACCTGCTAGCCCAGTTTTTGTCATTTTTTGCATGGATTTCTGCATTTTGCCGATGGGCTTGCTCATCTTATCAACAGCGGCAAATACAGTGCTAATTTTATATTTTTTGCTCATTTTTTGGCGTCCTTTTGATATTTGATAAGCTCTGGGATCAGTGCTTCATAGTAAAAAAATATCTGCCAATCTTCGATTATATTAATCGGCGGCACATTGGCAAAATCACGCGATATTTGCAAATACATACTTTTTAAAATGTTAATTTTTGTGTTTTGTTTAACTAGTTTATTTTGATATAAGCGCGGCGGTAGTGCTTTAAGAGCGCCGCCATTTACAATCAATAGCGTAGTTAAACCACTATAAAAAGGGTGCTTATTTTACTCAAAAGCATAAAATCTTGAGCTGTTAATTTACCAACTTGAGCAAATGGGATCTTAATCATTGAAGCTATAATTTGCCCGGTTTTTGACATTTCGCTATTATTTTTGGCTTTATCGCTTGCGAACATATCAGCCGCACTTAGCCCATTTACTGTTACTGAGATTAGATCGCCTTGCGGTTTTCTAAGTGTGAGAGTGTATTTATTACCATCAATAAGGGCGTGGCCAGCACTTATCGGCTTTGCTATCGCTGCGATCATATCGCGCAGATCGTCCGCATCTTGCTTATTCATTTTATCAAAATCTGTTTCTATATCGTGCAATTGTAGAAAATTAATAACTTCGTTTTGTGCTTGCTCGCTTGATATTTTCATAAAATAACCCTTTTTTTGTTAATAGTTTGTTAAAAATTAAGAATATATTGTACTATTGAAGCTTGATTTTTGTCAAAAAAAAGGCTGAAAAATGACCATTGAAAAGTTAGATTTTTTTTTGAGTGGCTTTGTAGCTGTTGTTGCACTGATCGCAATTGTACAATCGCGCTTGTATAGAGAAAATAAAAATACTGGATTCCCTACCCCCTTTGTAAAAGTTGTATTTTTCGCGCTTTTTGTATTGCTTTGTGCTTTGATCATCTTTGCGATATTTCAAAATTATTTGAATTAAAAAACATTTTTTACCACCGAGAACACCGAGAGCACCGAGAAAATCAAAACAAAAAAAGGCTGAAAAATGACCATTGAAAAATTAGATTTTATTTTGAGTCGCTTTGTAGCTGTTGTTGCACTGATCGGAATTGTACAATCGCGCTTGTATAGAGAAACCAAAAATACTGGTTTCCCTATGCCTTTTATAAAAGTTATAATTTTCGCGCTTTTTGTGTGGCTTTGTGCTTTGATCATCTTTGCGATATTTCAAAATTATTTGAATTAAAAAAATATTTTCTCGGTGTTATCGGTGTTCTCGGTGGTAAAATTTCTTGTTACTTATTTTCGGTTTTAAAAATTTCTATTACTGCGCGTGTTTAGTTGTTTATTTACCAAAAAAAGCACAAAAAACACGCAAAAAGCCCATAAAATAGACAAAAGAGCGCAAGCTGTACAAAAAACGTACACTAACAAATGAGGCAAATGACAACCTAAAATTTGCATATTTAAATACTCAAAAGTGAGCGCTAAGAACTAATCCCAGCGCTAAAAATGTTATTAATTGCCAATTTTCGATCACTGCTGCGAAATGTTGCACTTTTATTGTAATTGAAAAAGCCCGGCGCCTTCGAATGTTATCGGTGCTGTGCCGCTGTCGCTTGATGCTTTGATCTCGCCTGTGATGTTTCCGCTGCCAGATCTTACGATCCCATCAGAATATACGATCTTAATTGGCACAAATTTTGCTTGCTGTTGTACTGACTGCAAAAATTCAAGATCGCGATTTTCATCATCGATAACAACATCGATCCCGGCTGACGACCAACCTTTTATCGTTGATTTAAATCTCCCAGTTTGCGCGTCACCATTTGGTAAATATTCTAATTCATAGCCGCCTAAGCAAGTTTCGGCGGCTGCGTCTGCTGTCGCTCTAAATGCGCGACCTAAAATTGTGATTTCAACGATTGTTTGTGACATATTATGATGCTCCTAAATAAAAACCAAATAATAGATCGATAGAATGGATATCCCAGTTGCCCGTTAATTTGACTGGGAAGCTAGTGTTTACGCGGTTCGGATTACTTGGATCGATTTTTGCAGTGATATTATCTTTAGTGAATTTACGATCCGCAATAAGTGCGTTATTTGCTAAATTATCTGTAAGTGTAAACAAAGCGGCCACCGCATCGCTTGGCTTGCGTGCTGCAATATTGCTTGAAACTTCATGATCGGGTATTAGTGCCGCTTGTTTCCATTCATCTGTATTAAAAATCAAATTGATATTATAAATAATATTTTGCAATTTGATTAAATAAATAACCTTTATAAATTCGGGGTTTACGTTATTGTCGGGATGATAAAATAATAGCGTGTTATCAAGTGTGATCGTGCTGTCTTGCAATTGCGTAGAGCTGATGCCACTTTTATATGCGCTATCGCGTTGTAAATAATTCCATTGCTCGCCATCTTTGCCATTTTCGATTGTGTCTAATCGCATACCGCGATACTCCGCTGCTGGGTTTTGATTTGCTTGTTTAGCAATTCGTGCTACTGCTCGCGCTGCAATCAAATAATTAGCTGATAATGATCCGGGGCACGGAATCACACCATTTATTCGATCATCTTTGCGCGTGTCTGCATAAGCAATTAAAACATTGGGATCTTCTTCGCTTGTGCCAGAAAGCGCAAAAAGCGGTTTATGTACTAGCTGACCCCAGCGCCCCTCACCGAAAATTTGCAGATGATCATGTGCGCTTTCGCCCAGTGTGTTAACTATTATCGTCTCCCAAGTGCCACCAACTTGATCGAGAGCTGTAATTACGCTTGGATTAACAAGACCGCCGGCCATTTTTGTAACTGTAAACACGATACCTTGTTCAATTCCAAACAATTTTATTTTTAAATCATTGCCAAGTTCGCCCTTGGTTTTTGCGCTAATTTTAACACTTGTTGTGTCATCATAAGCAATAATTGGCATATTTAAAACGCCATTAATTGCCGTCACAATTTTGGGAATTATTGCCGCTGGCTCTTCATCTTTAAACGCTGTAAAAGGGTTGGATTTTATGCCACCTGCCATCACTACATATTGCGCGTTTTTGAGCTGCTTGCCAACGGGGGTGATCGCGCCATCGGCTGCCAAAGCTGATTGCATATTTTCAAGGGGGTAAATCGTGACCGTTGCGCCAAGTGCTCCGTCTCCATTGTCGGGTAAAAGTTCGCGTGCGCTAAGATGCGCCGGCGATCCAAACCCTAGTTTGTCGCCCACTTGTTGATGAGTTGTCGCTTCAAATTTTTCCAGTGAATAGCTTGTTGCATCTGCTCCTTGCGCGAGTACTGCTATACGTTGTTGCAAAAAATAAACAGCTCCGAGATTATAATTTTTGTATCTTGTGTCGATACTTACCGCTGCCGCGCGGCTTGAATTTGCAAGTGCCATTTTATGATCCTTTTTTAATTAAGTGGTGTATTCTAGCGTTGTATAAACGCGCCCAGTTGTATCTTTTTCAATATCGATCACTATCGATTCAAGCTTAACTCCAAAATTAATAAGCGGCTCTTCTATCACATTGCAGCGTAAAGCAATGCGCATTGCAACAATCGATCCATATTCTCTATTATTAAAATCTGGGGTTAAATATTGCGCGGAATCAATAATAACGCTGTTAACTATATGCCTATTTAGCTGCAAATTGCTGTTAATATCAGCACGTAAAATGCGGTTGATAACATTGCGCACTTTTTTTACTTTTTGTGAAGCGTCATAATCGGCTGGGATATGCCCGGTTGTTGTCTCGCGTGCCTGTCCCAGTGCATAAATATATAAATTAATTGTGACGCTTTCATGCTGCCGCCCATAAATTGCGGTTGCTTTGAGATCAACGATATTATCGGCAAGCTCTACATTTACTAGCGCGGTTTTGTCGTCTTTAAATTGATCTAATGGGTCTGATCTGTCGGTGTATACGCGGATATTATAATCATCTGCGTCATTGCCGATAAGTGCTGCCATTTTTTGCTGGTTTTCTAGTTCATAGATTAAAATCTCAGCTATTTTATTAATAACTAGCTGCGTATTTGATGAAAAAGGCACAAGTTGCGTTAATAATTTAATGCTCATTTTTTACCTTGTTGATCATGTTTTTTGGCGGCTCCGATCATGGTTTTTGGCGCAGGAGTAGGCAGCGGATAAGTAACGGTTATTGTTACTATTACAGCATTAGCTGCTAAACCATGTTCATCAGTTGCGACAATTGGAATGTGAGTTTCCGAACTGAGTCCTGGTGTCATCCAATCATAATTATGTTTGCTTTGATCGAAAGTGTAGTTTCCATCAGTGTTTATGTTAAATTGAGGAGCGCTTGATGTAGTTGAAAATGTAAGAATAGCGTCATCATCTGCATCTGTAGCTGTTGCTTTGCCGTGATAAATTGGCCCTCCTTTGATTAAAAATACAGGCGCGATAGGATCCATGATCGGGCGATCATTAATCCCTGTGATATTAATTGGCACGGATTTTGCAGTGCCATCAATAGATGTAACTATAATATGATCGATAACTGTTACGCCTTTTTTGATATGTTTTATTGCTGCGTTATCAACACGATAAACAAATGATCCTTTTTTGTCTAGATCCGCGCTGCCATAATTTCCGTTGATATGACCTGGTATAAAAAAAGCTTCGCCGGCGTTGGCATCTGTAATAATTAAATATGCATAAATAACCATATATGAATAAGCTGTTATATTTATAATTGGCGCGGTGATAACTGCCGGGCTTGCAATATCATCAATAAAACTATTTGCTCGCGTATTTATTAGACCGCCTTGTTGATCTATTATTGAATATGAAAATTGCACTTTACCAAAATAGCCAGAATTAGGCGTGACATGAATAAGGCGATTTTTATCTGGATCTGTTGCTTGCGCGTGGCTTACGCTAATATATGCTACTTGTAAAATATCGCCACTGTCGATATCGCTAGCATTGCTTAAAAATTGCGCTTCTGTAAAAGTGCGCGGCGTATTTTTGATGATTTTCGGTAGTGTTACATAGTCGCTATTAGTTGGAGCTTCATTTATGCCATGAACTGTTATTACTAGATCGCTAATATCTGTTAAATTATTTGTGTCTGTTGCAATAATTGGTATTGTTAGTATTTCTGTCGCGTTTTTTGCTATATGACGATAAGCGAGATCGCTTGGATCAAACGTATAACTGCCGTCATTTTTTAAAATAAATCCTGGGTATTTTTTTGCTGTCGAGTAGGTCAGTAAGTCACTAAAATCTGGATCAGTGGCTATAATTTGACCAGTTATAATTGCGCCTTTTTCAACTGCTGATTGAGCTGTGATCGCGTGAATAATTGGCTTATCGTTGCTACCATGAATTATAACTACAATATTTTTTATAGTGCCATCGATTGATTTTACGATAAAATTATCGGTGATTATTGCGCCAAGTGCCAAGCCTTGCACTAATTTTGCGTGCAAATTATAAGTAAACTGGCCGTTTTTTGTAATTATTGCTGCGCCGTATGTGCCGTTCATGATCGATGGTTGAAAATATGCTTCGCCAGGGTTTTTATCAACAATTTGCAATTTGACACTTGCGCTATTTATCACACCCTCTGTTACACTAACACCAGGCGATCCGATCACTGCCGGGGTCATGCGCTGGTAATGTTCAAGATCGCAAATTATATTACCATTAGTTAAATCTGGTGCGGATCTAACTAGTTTCATCTCGATAACTCTTAAAAATTGATCAATATAACTTACAAGCCAAGGCCGCGCCGCGCTGCTCATTTCACCTACCGGGATTTTAATATTTTTAGCAAATAGATCGGCCGCGTTTATTGACACGGTCGCCAAAAAACCAGACACGGGTTGGCCTGTGTCGGGATCAACAAGGTTATGAATAATTGACATAATGCCCTTTAGTTTATGCTCAATACTTGCTTGATCGGTAAGTGTTAACGCATAACTAAAACCAAAGCGATCAGAATTTATGATCGCCTGGGCATCTTTTTGTACTCGCTTAATCAGACTCATAAGCAACTTCAACAAGACCGCATTCAATATGAATTTGCAAAAGTGGCTCGTTTTTTGCATAGTAATTTATTTCGCTAGTTAATGTGCCAGCTTCATAAATAACGCGATCAAAAAGTAGCGGCACTGTGGTTTTATATTGCCGCGCGTTTTCTGTTAGATCTTGCTTGCTTATTTCATCATCATCATTAATGCGATCCGCTTTTTTAATGTATGTCATTTTTAAACCTTTATTGGATTCCTGTTTTTAAGCAAGCGTGCGCATCAATAGCAATCGGCAATAAGATCGGGCGCGTGCCAGCTTTACCGAAAACATTTTCATTATCTTGATCGATAGTTGCCCCGGTTGTGATTGCCAAGCCATTTGCTGTTATATTACCAGTTACAAAACTTGACAAGCGCGGATCATCGGCTACCACTTTTGGGATCATACCGAAGGATTTTTCGCGGCGTGCATTAGATGCCATTACAACTACATTGCCGTCATCAATATATGATTTTAGCGTGCTGTTTGAATCTTCATAAACACCGTCATACGTCCACATTTCATAACGATAATTGTTTATAAAAATGTAGCCCTGATATGTGCCAGAGTCCATATTCATTTTTGGTTCAAAGCGCCCGGCGTCGTATTGGTTTTTTTTCAAAAGCTCTAAAACGTGCGCATCGCTGATCCATGATTCCCATGCTTTTTCACCAAATAATAAAACATCGGCCCGGGCTTTTGCATCTTTGCGAATAGCTTTAGCTAGCGTGTTTATATCTTGAGTTTTTTTATCAGAGCCAGATCCCCAAGCAACGGCAGCGGTTGGAAAATGGCTCGCTTTAGGTGCAAAATCGATGGCAAAAGCGGTATTGCCGTTCTCATCCCACAATGCCATTTTGCCAGTTTGATAAATTTGCGAGGCTTGTAATTCCAAATTGCGATCAATTTGCTCGGTAACATTTACCATTCCAGCCGCGAATCTTAAGAGCGCGTTTTTCATCTCGTCTGGCGTGTCAAAAGGTGATGATCCTGGTTCGCGTGCTTGGGTGTTCATTAAATTAATTAGGAATTTTAATTTAACAACTGGAGGTGTTACTTCTTTATTTGTCGCTTTATCAAGTGATACTTTGATGTAACCGTCTTCAATAGAAGTAACAATAGGGGCTACTTTTTCACCGCCGCGTATTATATCAAAAGTCACTTTTCCGCTGTTGTGAACTGATCGCGATGTCATTGCAAAAGTGCTACTTAAAAAATTTGATTTTGGTGCTGTTTCTTCGTAAAGCGCTAACAATATGAGTGTTGCTGTATTCATTTTAAGATCCTTTTTTCTAGTTGTCGATAACGCTTTGATCGTTAACGATCATAACATCAATATTAAAAGATCGTAGGCCGTCTTGCTCTGCATATCCTACGTTGCTCGCGTCTCCATCTGCTGCAATTATCAAGTGAT